CCGCGGTGGATATATGCCACAAAGTAACTGTTGTTTTGGGATTAATCATAATTCACCTCTTATACTATAGCTATACAACACATGTATCGGTATAAGATAGCATCGCGCGTTGTTAACTTTTATGTCTTTACACTCTTCTCTTAAAATGCATTCAATAATTTTAATTGGTCTTATCCATAAAAAACCCGAAGCCGTATGTATACACCAGTAGTTTGCTTTTGTTGTAAGTATATCCCCTGGCTTTCGATTGCGTTCGTATTCAATAATAATATTATTTGTTTCTTCAGATTTTTTATCAAACTTTACTTCAACGCTTTCATGCAGCTCAGGTATCCATATATCGTAATCAACAAACTGCCCATGTATTCGTGTAGCTAACGGGTATTTTTTATGCAAAGCTTTTAAAACTTTTTCTTCGTAGTTATGACCCATACTTAATAAAGATTGAAAACTCATTTTGCTTTGTAACCTGCTTTTTTAATATAATAATTAGCAACCTTTTCGTACTTAATAGGATATAACTTTTTAGCAGCTTTAGTAGCAACTTTATAAAAAGGAAAAATTGGTTTATATTTAGGATTAGTTTCAAATCTATGAATAATTTTTAAACCATTTTTATTACGCTCCCATACTCCATATATTCCATTAATAGTTGCTTTAAATTGTTTGCCTTTAACAACGCCTGATTTTCTACCTGGGATATTACCGTATTGATTTAATCTAGCATTTACTGTAGGAACAGCTGTGTTAATTATTGACCTTACGCCACCTACGATATTGCGGTGTATAAATTCTTGAGCCCATTCTCGAAAAGTAATATGTGCTTCTAACTTATTTTTTTTAGCAAATTGAACATATACACTTTTTATTGTTTGAGGTCTAGGTCTATCAAATGATTTACGCATAGACGCTTGTTCTAATTCTTTAATACGTGTAGCTGTTTCATTTAAAGCAATTCTTGTAACATTAGGAATGTCAACTCTTTGAAACTTTTTAAACTCTTTATTAAATTCTTTTACGTTGTTTTTAATTGATACTTTCATATTTTGTTATTGTTCCTTTTACTTTGCGTGTAGCTTTTTTAATATTTAAAATATTCTTATCTATTACAGTAAGCAATTCGTTTATATCAAAAATTATAACATTTTCTTTTTCTTTGTACTTTTGATGTGCTATAGCTATATCATCCTTATTTGTACAAATTATTAATTGCTGTTTTGTTTCAGGATGCTGAACAAATATAAATTCTGGTGATAATTCATTATAACCTTTATTTTTCACATCATGTATTAATGCTTGATTAGCACGAATCATCATTTGTGTTAAATCTGTTTTATTACCTGATAAATATTCATTTTTGTATTTAGTTAAGGCTCGTTGATAACGAACTAATAATTCTGGAGATATAAGTTTCATAATTCTTTCGTTTCCCCACTTCAAAGCAATTTCTTTTTGTATTGTATTTAATTGCATTATTGAGTCATGTAATTCTTTATCATTTTGCTTCTTAATAATTTCTGCTATTTTTTGTTCTTTATAATTCATAGTTACATTAATAGTTACATTTTAATAAAAGCGGACTTCTAAAAAAGTTACATGAGTTACATATACCTAAAGGTATATGTATGTAACTCAAAATGTAACTCTTTTTTTCTTGAAGTTTGGCAAGAAATGTAACTAAAAAGTAACTAATGTAACTAAATATGTAACTAATTAATATCATCGTACTTTTTAGCTTGATAGCCCTTACCTTTTTCATAATATATTTTATTATCGTCTTTTAATCGTTTTAGCCTTTGTTTAACAGTAGATTCTTTTAAATCTTGTTGTTTACGTATAACATCTGTTTGTGTTACCCAAATACTAATAGGATCAACATTATCCGCTTCAGCCCTTTCTGCTTGTATTTCTGCTATAGCAATTATAGTTTCATCAATCTTTGCATCCTTCTCTTTAAAATCATCATATTCAGTTTTAACTAATACACCTGAAGTCATGCCTGGATAATTAATTAAATCTATTTCTCTGAACTTAAAGAACTTAGGATTCATAGGCTTACCGTCTTTAATTAACGTTTGAGTGAACTCAACTCGCATTTCCTCGCCTTCGTCTTTAGGTCGTTTAACTGCAAATTCAGCATCTACTGCGGCGGGAAGTACAGAGGAGCCACGTGCTCGTCCTGAACTGCTATGCCCTGTATGATGTATTAAAGCAATACAACAACTAAACTCGGACTTTAAATGGTCTACACGTTCAATAAATTTATTCATATCTTCGGTGCTATTTTCATTACCTGCTCCAAAGTTACGAGCTAATGTATCTACATATAAACACCCTATATCACCAAATTCATCGGCTACCTGGTGGATATGGTCTATTAAGTTTTGATGATCTTTTTCGTCTAAAAACCTTACACCTCTATCCGATACAAACATTTGCGCATCTAATAAGTTATGACCATAATAATGCTCCCAGGCTTGTACACGCCTTGCAATACCTCTTTGCCCTTCACCTGCTAAATAAATAATAGGGGTCTGTTCGGTTTTGTGTGTATGCCAGGGTATGCCTAATGATGAACATAAAGCCATATCAATAGCAACAAAAGACTTGCCGCTTTTAGGTGCTCCATATATATCTATAACTGAATCCTTTTCCATTATGTCTTCAATAATCCATTCAGGTTCAGGAATATTAGTTATTAAGTCTGAAATCTTTCTTAATACTAATGAAGGTTTTTTAGGCTTTGATATACACGTTGATATATATTCTTTAAATGAATCTTTATCATAATCATTACGAGAATATGCATCATACAAATCATCTTTAGTATTAAATGATTCAGGTATCTTGGCTATTTGAACAGTACATTTATTGTCGGTTAAGTATTCACTTAGTTCTTCTGCACATTTAAAACCAGCCTCATCGTTGTCAGGCCAAATAATAATTTCTTTGCCAAACAACGGTTCCCAGTTAGCTTTCTTCCAGCTATGAACTCCGCCATGCCAAGTAGCTGTAGGACCATCATAAAGTTTATTAGCACCTATAGTAGCTTTTTCACCTTCACTAATAATTACAGGACCTTCTCCATCTTTAAAATATATTGGCATTAAGCCTTCAGGCCTTTTTAATTGCCAAACATTATTAACTTTACAAAATGGTGCATACTTTTGCCGTATGCTATGTCCTTCTTTAAATCTCATTACAACGAATGCATCTGTATATTTAAGTAATACTTCAGCTTCATTTGCTAATGAGCGCATTTGCTCTTGTGTATATTGTTTATATGACTTCGTTTCTAAAGTAATTGTATCTTTAAAACCTGAACCATACATATTTAATATATCATTTCTATTTTGATTAAAGTGATCTATTAACCATATAACTCCTCCTCCTTCATCTAATTCAAAACTAAAAAACAATCCAGTTTCAAGATTGAGGCACCAGCTTCCGTTAGTGCCCCATCTGTATTCTGTACTTGATTGCTTTGTTGGCTTGCCTAATAAATGAAGTCCAACTTGAGGAGCCAACTGTACAAAGTCGACGTCCCCCATGATTAAAACGGTAGATCGTCTTCAGTCATTTGTGCAGAAGGATCAAATCTAGGGTCTCCTGCTTGTGGCGTTACCGTTTGCGAGCTAGGAGCTGCAAAGTCAAATCCGTTGTTATTCGTATCTAAACTAGGAGCTGCATCAACGTTTGTTGCTACAAAGTCTTCTGGTTTATCTACCCATTTAACAAATTCAAAAGCTGGAATTGCAGCTTGGCCTACTTTAAACTTTTCAACCTTAGCTCCAGTATATTTAACATGAACAACTTTACCTTCGTTAGCTGATATGTCATTCCAAAACGTAGCACATAGAGCATTAAAGCCTTGACTTTCACCCCAGCTAAACCTTCTCCATAATTTGCCTTTATGTTCTTTTGTATACATCCAAACACTAAAAGCACGTTTATGATCTGGCGTCGGTTGTGGTTTTCCTACTCCAGGTTTATCATCCCATTGCCAACTATAAGCACCTTCATAAATGCCCCAGCCCGTTTGTATAGTTGCAGGATCAATAAGCAAGTGAACAACATTATCTAATGCTTCATCGCCTACTTTCCAACATTTACTAGTACTGCAATGCTTTATATAAACATTATCACTACTTCCATTAATACCTAATATATCCATAATTTTACTCCTTAATGTAATATAGGTTGCGCTTCATTGCGCCATTTTTCAATTAGTGTATATCTAAATTCAGATACATACTCATCAAAACTCATTTTAATTTCATTATCTGCTTCTAAATATTCTAAGTATTCTAGAACACAGAATTCTGAAAATCTTAATTCTTTATTCGTCTCTATTGACATAAGCTAGAAAAATATTATTTCTTTTAATTATATCTATAAAATCATCCCAGCCGCATGTAAAAATCTTATTGTTGTCTTTCGGCTCATCTTTAAGAATTGCCCAAAATGGTAATGCTACTTGTATAGGTCTACGGTTATATTTATATATTAAAACTGGAATTCTTGTTTCGCCAGCTGATATGCATACTTGATCCCACCAACCAGATTTGTAACCATGCCCTTCAGAGTAGCATTTGCATTCAATAGCATAATTTAAGAAATTAATATCACATTCGCCTTTTTTATAAAGTTGCTCGAAATTACGTGTAATGTGTATATCAGCTCCGTGTTCTTCAGAAAATGTTTTTAAAAGATTTACAATCTTACGTTCGAATGCTGCTCCTTTATTTCTGCTATTTACCAACTTTGCTTCTCCTTAATAACTCTTTACATGCTTTTATTTTTATTTTTGGTTTAGCATTATTAATTAATGTTTTAAGTTCTTCTATAGTTGCATTTTTTAAATAATAATGCTCTATTTGGTATTTACCAGTATTTTTATTTCTTATCTTTATTGACTTTTTTATTTTTTCCGGCATTGAATATTTTGTCCCAATTATTATCTATTTTCTTTTTATCTTCAGGCCTACGTTTACTACCTTTGCCTCCGTGCCATTTACTCATCTTTTAGCTTTTCTTTTAATAGCTTCTCAACAACAAAAATCATTTTTTGTCCGTTTTTTTCACAATGTTCTTTAAGCTTTTTATGTGTATCGGGTTTAATCCAAACCGCTTTCATTTGATTCTCATCCATGTTTTTTAATCCTTAAAGTTTTTGCTCTAACCGACCTAGCTTCTTTAGCTGGAGTAATTTTTTCAGGCTGAGCTTTATAGTTAATCATGGGCCACATTACTGTATGTGCATTTGTTTGCCCGCCATCAGCATCTTTTATTAATTCTTTTAATGCAAGTTCTGCATCTTGTATAGTAACTTGCAAATCTTTTATTAGCCGTTTACTTTCAGTAATTGTTTCACAAAGTGTGTCGGCTTTATGTTCTAAACTTATTATATCTTTATTAACTTTTTTGTATACTATGTTAGCATCATCTGTTGTACTAGGTGGATAGTATTGTTTATTTTTAACTCTAAAGTCAAAGTCTAAAACTAATGACTCAAGTTCTTTTTGAAACTCTGGTTTTCTTGAATATAAATAAATTCTAAAATCAGTAGACTGCCAAAGTACTATAACGGCCGCCCAGCTATAGCCGGTACATTCCATTAAACCTTTAGCTTGCAGTACGCCTCGCCATTCTTCTAGGTCGTTGGTAGGCATATTACGTGTAGCTTTGCACTCTATCACACCAGGACCATCTAAAACAATTGTTTCTTGCTCAGGTATAATCACATGATCTAAATCGCCATTTTTAAATGTTAATTCTTTAGCAACACCAGTAGCGTCCAAAGAGCCTGCAAGGGGGAGTATTGGATGTAGTACAGGCTCTTCGTAGTCTACTTTTACACTTTCAAGACCAAGAATATTCTTAGCCTCTTCGCATAAAACCGGTTCTAATAAGTCGCCCATGCGTTGTAGCATGAGCTGTGGAGTTTGCTCGGGCATAATACCTTCACTAGCTTTAATAGCAGTATCAAGCCACTGATTTCTAGTTTGATATTGGCTTATGCCTTTAATATAAGGTAATGTTGAACAGCTAGCTTGATCGTATCTTGTTTTTTTACCAACCATTTATTGACTCCTATAATATAAATCTGCAATTTCTTCTAGTGATAAATCACTCGGCAATGTATGAATTTCTTCTGGTTGTCCAGGCATTTTATTTGAAATCTTCATACTATTATCGTTGTAAGTTGTTTTAACATACTTATTAACGCCGTAGTTATTAACTTCAATTTCTTTAACCCCTTGTGACCATTTAACGATTTTTTGTATGTCTGCAACTGGAATCATTGGTACGACCTATAAATTGCTTTTACTTTTTTATAAAAGTTAGTAAAATCTTTTTCTGAATATTCTGCATCATCATAATGAAACACAGTAGTTTCAACAGGATTCTCGATTGGATTATCTTCAACAACACGCAAAAACCATAATAAGAATGCAATTTCTTTTTGATTAAATTTACGTTGGCTTAAGTTCAGCTTCATGCAACTACTCCCATTAAATACGCGATTTCAGTTAATGATTCACGTACTTTATATTCGTTGTTACCAACTTGCACTTTCGTTTCGCCAGTAATAAAATCTTTGTAATAACCCCTTACTTCTCTTTTAGGTAAACGGATTTCTCCACCACCTAATATATTAAATACTACTTCCATTATTTTTTTCTCCTTTTATCTGATTCAATAGCCATAAGTATTACTAAGCAAGATATATATCCCACTATTAACATGATTACATATTCCATTAGTTACTCCTCTTTTTAGTTTTATAAATAGTTTTTAATGTTTCTGCTATCATTTGTTTATTAGTATCAAATTTAAAATCATGCAAAACTAAAACATTTTGTTTTCTTAATTTTTGTGATTTTAATTCTTGTTGCAAAATTTTATCAACAATATTAGACATTACTTCCCTCTTTTTTTAGTTAGTTTTACTTCGTGGCCTTGTTTAATTAATCGGCCCATCTTGCTAAATGTATAAACTACATCGCATGTTTTAATTGCTACTACCCAGCCTAAGCTAGGTAGTTTTACTTCTAAAGTATATCTAGTCATTATTAATCTTCCATTCGATATTGTGATTAACTTGTCTAGTTGTTTGATTAACTTCGTATACCTTACCAGTATGAATATGCTTAAGATATCTAACTCGACTAGCTTGATTATCAGTAGTCGGCATATTAATAAACTCTCCTAAATAGTTTGCCGGTGCAAAGTTTTCTAATTCTAACATCATCTCTAATGTTGATACTGTTACTTCCATGTTATTTAACTCCTCAGTTTTATTGAACATATAAGTATTATACGAGGTTTATATATGTTTGTATACTTTTTTATATATATTTATTCATGTTATATAAAGTACCAATAAAGTAAAATAATTAAGAGGCCGATATATAAATATTACTACTCCAAAAATCTAATATCTCCATATTTTGTCGGCCTCTCTAAAAGATCGGTCTAATAATAGGTACAGATGATAAGCTATCTAAAGTTTCTTTAAATGAATCAATTTCTAAGGTGGGGGTTATAATTTTTTTATCAAAAGTAAAGTATGTCTGTGTACTAGTGTTCGGCTTAAAGAGAATTCGTTTATTAGGCATAAACACAAAAGCAACAATATCGTAATGATAATGCTTATATACTTGACTTTGATTTCTTGAATTTTCAGTTGCAAAAACATATTTACCTTCCGGCGTTACGTTTCGTGCTTTTACTTGAACAGTATATTTAGCAGAGCCTAATTCACAAATTAAATCAGCAGGATGTTTTTCTTGACATGGGAAACAGAAATCACAATATTCTAACAAAAACGTTTGCGTTAAAGATTCTGCTAAAGCGCCTAATCTTGAGTTTGCTTGATGTTCTTCAGCGGTTTTTTGTGTTGGCATTTTTTTAATTCCTCTGAATTAAATATAGCACGCCTTCCAACCTGTTTCGCATACCTGGAATCAAGTAGCTCATCGCCAGCTTTTTCCCATTCTCCTAACTCCATATACGCCCTAGTCTTACGAAACGCGAGCCATGTATTTATACCCATATTAAAAACCAAGTCAATCACAACCATCTGAGCTTCCTCAGGAAATGTTTTATATACAGGCCAATGAGTATCAAGTTTTATAATAACATTATTAACATCATTATTTAATAAAATATGTGCTTCTTCTTCGGTAATACCGTTAGTTTCAAGATTTCTGCCGATCCCTATACTTACATAGCCTTGGGAGCATTCATACGGTTTTAAAACTAAACCTTCCCAATCAGCTAAACGTTGTTTAACTTTGTCTAACATATTATTTGCTATGAACACCTTTTGTTTTTTCAAAGGTTCTAAGTGATGACATTCCAAGAAGGGATAAAAGAATTGTAGTAAGTTGCGAAAAATCAAACTCAAGTTTTTCAAGTTGTAAATCAGTTCCGCTAACTACAGCTATCCAAGTTGCGATAGGCAAGATAATGTAATGAGTGCAAAGAGCAAACCCACAAACATATCCAATGCAGGGTCTCCATGACGATACAAACCAGTTCCCGTTTTTCGCTTCTTCAGCATTAAGAGCAATTTGTGCTTTATCCAAAGATATAAGTTCTTTTTGTAAGTCATGTGATAGTTGTTCTTTTAAGTCTTTATCCTGAACAAATTTGTCCAAGACGTTGTTTGCTACTTCAGCAATTTTGGTTATGCCCATAAATTAAATAAGGAAATCTCTTAAGAGAATTAATAGCATTGAAATGACTATTGTAGTCAGACCGCCTTTAATCCAATTATTCAAACCAGCAATATCATCATCTAGTTTTTCAAAATGCTTAAATGCTGTAGTCCACCTTTCTGAGCATTGAATCTCATGGTTTTTAAGGTCGTGTGCTACATCATTAGCGGTCTTTCT